ATTGCATCTAATGTAAAAGTTTCATTTATATCAACAGAGACCTTTTTCTTTGATGACTTCTCTTTAAACATCATTATATTTGAATTATAAATATTAAGGTTTATATACAAAATTAAATTTGTGTCATATAATCTATATTTTTTTCTCCTCTAATAGTATAAAGAATATAGCGTAAATGGGTGGTGGTCTTCTTCAATTAGTAGCTTATGGTGCTCAGGATGTTTATTTAACTGGTAATCCTCAAATTACCTTTTTTAAAGTAGTTTATCGTCGTCATACTAACTTCGCTATGGAAGCTATACAGCAGACATTTAATGGAAATGTTGGATATGGAAACACAATAACCTGTCAAATATCGCGCAACGGCGATTTAATTAATCGCATGTATTTACAAGTTGATGTGCCCAAGAAAACTAGCACTGTTGCTACTGATTCATATGTTAACTACTTAGGTCTACGCTTAATAAAATCCGTAGTAGTAGAAATTGGTGGTCAACAAATAGATAAACATTATTCCGATTGGTTATACATATGGAATGAGTTATCTTTACCTATGGGCAAAAGATATGCTTATGATACTATGGTCGGTGCGGATAAAGATATAACAACTAATAAAAATACTACATTATATATACCATTTGAATTCTGGTTTTGCCGTAATGTAGGTTTAGCACTTCCTTTAATTGCTCTTCAATATCACGAAGTTAAAGTAAAAATTGAATTTGAAACAAAAGTAAATTGTTTATTAGCTAGCTCTGTTTCTGCAGCTGCCGCCGCTACTTCTGCAGCTGCCTTTCCTGAAATAAATTCCGCCTCATTATGGATAGACTATATATTCTTAGATACAGATGAACGTAGAAGATTTGCTCAATTATCTCATGAATATTTAATAGAACAACTTCAATTTACTGGTACTGAATCTCTTGTAAATAAAAGTAACCGTATTAAATTAAACTTCAATCATCCCTGTAAAGAATTAATCTGGGTAGCAAAAAGTTCTGGAACACACAAAAATGCAAGATGGTACGATTATAATCTAGCGAAAACTGCTATAGCTGATAATACCGCGCCGTTTTTAATAAGTGGCACTTCATCATATTCATATAGTAGTAATTATATTCATCAAGTTACACCGACTGCTGATAATTACAATAATCCTTTCATAACCTCTATTTTACAATTAAATGGCAATGACCGTTTTGCAGTAAGAGAAGGATTATACTTCACACACGTTCAACCTTATCAACATCATACTAATGTTCCCGTTAATAATCCTATCAATGTATACTCGTTTGCTCTTAAACCTGAGGACCATCAACCAAGTGGCACTCTCAATATGTCTCGTATAGACACTGCTACTTTAATGGTTGAAGTTCAAGATCTTTCTGCTACCGGTGTAGGTATGCCTAGTGCTGCAGAATATTCTTATACTGGTATTAATATATACGCAGTTAATTACAATGTATTACGTATATTATCTGGAATGGGTGGTTTAGCGTATTCTAATTAGTTATAATAAAATGTGTTATATAATTCCCTTTTTTTTTTCTCCTCTAATAGTATAAAGAATATAGCGTAAATGGGTGGTGGTCTTCTTCAATTAGTAGCTTATGGTGCTCAGGATGTTTATTTAACCGGTAATCCTCAAATTACCTTTTTCAAAGTAGTTTATCGTCGTCATACTAACTTCGCTATTGAAGCCATTCAACAAACTTTTAACGGAACTCCTACTTTCGGCAATCGTGTTACTTGTCAAATATCAAGAAATGGCGATTTAATACATCGCGTATATTTATCTATTATTGATTATACTTCTGGTGATACTACTGCTGAAACGGTTTGTCCTTATTTCGGTCTTCGCTTAATTAATTATGTAGAAATTGAAATAGGTGGTCAAAAAATAGATAAACATTATTCTCACTGGATGTATATATGGAATGAACTTTCATTACCTAAATCTAAAAAAGAAGCTTATAAAAAAATGGTTGGTTCTAATAATACCATCGCCAGATTACAAAATGCCAATCTCTATATACCTTTAGAATTCTGGTTTTGCCGCAATGTAGGTCTAGCGCTTCCTTTAATTGCTCTACAATATCATGAAGTTAAGATAAATATTTTATTCGAAGAAAAAACTAAATGCCAAGGTTCGACTTCAGCTATAAAAGAACTATCATCTGTAAATTTATGGGTCGATTACATATTTTTAGATACTGATGAACGCAGAAGATTTGCTCAATTATCACATGAATATTTAATAGAACAATTACAATTTACTGGTGCTGAAACTGTAAATGCCGCAAGCATGAAACCAAAACTATCATTTAATCATCCGTGCAAAGAATTAGTCTGGGTTTCTACATGCGACCATAATGCAAACCAACATACAAAAAATAATAATTGGATAAATTATTCTACTGATCCAAACACTTATGATTCTAATGGTAAATTATATGCAGAAACCAGTGCAGTTTCTTCAACAAACCCTGTTGTATCCGCTAAACTCGTATTAAACGGCAATGATCGCTTTTCATCAAGACCTGGTTCTTATTTCAATTTAATACAACCTTATCAACATCACGAAAATATACCTTCAAACCCTGGTATTAATGTGTATTCATTCGCTCTAAAACCTGAAGAACATCAACCGAGCGGTACTCTCAATATGTCTCGTATTGATACTGCTGTTCTTAATATAGATATGAATGCTACATATGTCGGTACTCAATTCTCTAAAAATCTTCATGTATATGCTGTTAATTATAACGTATTACGTATATTATCGGGTATGGGAGGTTTAGCGTATTCTAATTAAATTAAATTATATTAATTATCTTATACGTTGTTAAATTGCTATAATATCCCTTTTTTTTTTCTCCTCTAATAGTATAAAGAATATAGCGTAAATGGGTGGTGGTCTTCTTCAATTAGTAGCTTATGGTGCTCAGGATGTTTATTTAACTGGTAATCCTCAAATTACCTTTTTCAAAGTAGTTTATCGTCGTCATACTAACTTCGCTATTGAAGCTATTGAACAAACGGCAACAGGAGGTACTTCTCTAGGTTCGCGCGCAACTTTTCAACTAACCCGCAATGGTGATTTAATACACCGTATTTACTTTTACGGAAAAATAAAAAATAATTCAGATACCGTTGGTAACGCTAATAAAGTTGCATTAGTTCCTAATTTTGGACAAAAATTATTGAAAACTATTGAACTTGAAATTGGGGGTCAACGTATAGATAAACATTATTCTGAATGGTTATACATATGGAATGAGTTATCTCTTCCTATTGGCAAACGCGAAGGTTATTATAAGATGGTTGGTGCAAATAAAGATAATAATTGCACACAATTAAATGAATCTCAATCTTATGAATTATATGTTCCTTTAGAATTTTGGTTTTGTCGCAATGTAGGTCTAGCACTTCCTTTAATTGCTCTACAATATCACGAAGTTAAAATAAATATCGAATATGAAACTGCCGCTAACTTATTTGATAAAGACACTAAAAATACAACTTTTAATGATTCTACATTAAAAAACAGTACTTACACCGTAAATAACATAAGTCTAGTAGACTCTAAATTATGGGTCGATTATATATTCTTAGATACTGATGAACGCAGAAGATTTGCTCAATTATCCCACGAATATTTAATTGAACAATTACAATTCACAGGAACTGATAATATAACTTCTTCTACCAATGACGATGGTATGAAAAGTATGCGTATGAATTTTAATCATCCTTGCAAAGAACTTGTATGGGCTATAAAAAAAAATGAAGACGGTGTATATTGGAATAACTTTTCTACTGCAACTCCATTATCGGGAGTTACTACAGCAACTGTAAATGATTATTATAATTCAACAAATCCAGTAAGGCAAGCTAAAATAATGCTTAACGGTAATGATCGTTTTGCGCAAAGAAAAGGAGAATATTTTTCTTTAGTCCAACCTTACCAACATCACGAAAATACTCCAGATGACTTCCATAAAGGCATAAATGTTTATTCATTCGCTCTAAAACCTGAAGAACATCAACCAAGTGGTACTCTTAATATGTCTCGTATAGATACCGCTGTTCTTTCATTATCCTCATCTATAAGCGGAAATATCTACATATATGCCGTAAATTATAATGTATTACGTATATTATCTGGTATGGGTGGTCTCGCTTATTCTAATTAAATATTATATGATATCTATGATATCTATGATATCCATAAAACAATATTCTTATTTTTCAATTTATAATTATTATTATAAGATAATATGATATTATATAAATACTTTGATACATATAATGATATCATTTTAGTGTTTAATCCAGCATTAAAT